CTCAAGTGAGCGCGAACACTTGACGTCAGAGTGAACGGTCAAAACCAGGGGAAAACGTCCCTGGGGCTGTCTATGGACGGCCTGGCTACACGTTCCGAGAATCATGCCCTTGTTCCAGCGTCAGCGAACGGACATAGCCCTAGCGCCGTGTCCAACATGCGACGCGCAGGCATTGGCGGCGCTATCGAACAGGTTCAAACCCCAACAGGAGTATTGGACCGTGGGGATCAGCGTCCGCCAGTGCGCGGTGTGCAGGGCTCGGACTTGGTTTCCGTCGATGGCGACGACGGAGGCATCACTGCAGTTCTCTCCCAAGGAATGGCAGGAACTTACGAACAGCATATCGATCCAGGCGTGGACTCAGGCGAAGGATTCGGTCCGGGATGGTACGGTGACTCTTTCAGCGATTTCCGTAGCATCGGAAGAGAAGCACCCTTTGGTTCGACGTGCGGTCACCAACATTGGACCGTACGCTGCTGCCGAAGTGTGTTCAGCGAGAGTACCCCGGGACGCTTGTTGCCCGTGCTGTATCCCTATGGGCCCGAAGGCGTGGGAACTTTTCCACGAACCCGAACCTCTTACTGGCGGCTGGTGGTGGACGGGCGCACCGCCACTCTCACGAACCTCCTCAACACGTTCGAGCGAGTCGACGACTTTCCCCAATCTGGAACCTGGGCTCCTGCCCTGTGGGGAGGAGAAGGAGGATTCCCAGCCGACACCCGCCGAGTCGGGAAAACCACCGCAGCCATCGGCAGATGCCTTGAGTGGTTCTTCACCGTCACCTTGGACAACGGCGAGCCAGGAGCAGAGGTGCGAGTGGGTCAGACAGGCCATCGTGCGGGCGCGCGATGGCTCGCAGATCGAGTTCTCCACGAAGTCGCCACCGATGCTGCCTTCGCCTCCCGAGCTGTTAACCTACAGACGAGGTGCCCCCGTCTACGGGTACTCCTACGAGACAGGCCAGCTCACGGACGAGATTAGGGCGGTGAAAATGGGGCCAGG